TCACCATTAAAATACTAATAATCAATGATATGCACAACTTATTTCCTGACATTTTTTAGTGAATTAATTCCGCCAACGGGTAATAGATTAATAAAAGTTCATGGAGAAGCATCTAATAACGATATAATATTTGGAGTTGAAGATAATGCTGGAATAAAAAAAGAGCATGTTTTTTTGCGTAAAGCATATAACATAAAATATAAGGCACTTAATTTTTCTGAATTATATGACAGAATAAAATCAGTTGCAATTTTTGGGCATTCTTTAGGAGAAACAGACCATACATATTTTAACAAACTCTTTCAGGAAAGCTGTATGTATAACAAGTTCTCAACTAATAACAATAAAGAATTTTGGCTCTTTTATTATAAAGAAAATGGCTACCACTGTATGATGCAACAATTAGATTCATTAACGCATAATAGCCTAACCTCATTTAGGCAATATAACAGAGTGAATTTTATCAATACAGATAAAGAAAAAGTTTTTATCTAACATAGCAAGCAATGGAAATAGAAGAACTGCCCGATTTGAAAGTTAATTGGATTGAAAGCTACAAATACCTTGCTGAACCACTATTAGAATATGTGTGGGAAGTAGCCAATCACTTCCTGCCCGATTATGAAGATGTGTCCGCTGCACCTGCCATATTCGCCAACAGATATGCGGAAAGAAACTTGTCCGTTGAAGAAAGGTACGAGAGAACACAAGAAATGAAAACTTTCAAAGGAACTTTGGAAGAATACAAGAAACGAGAATACAGAAAGCTGGATGATTCTTTCAAAGAGAAGTTTCTAACTAATGAAGATTTACAGAATACCATTGAAGCGTATAAGTTGGATGTTAGCAAGTTTTGGTATCTACTTCTGTTCGTATATGACTTTATAGAGGATATTGGTACAAACGCACCTGCATTAAATAAGTCCGTATTGGAGGATTTTAGCTATTTTCATACCAACCTATCGGAAGCTACCAGTATCACCCTAAAGAAGAATAACAAGAAAAGCTATGTCGTTGAAAGGGAGGACACAATCAGAATCATTCAAGCAGCCTTGCAGCATTTTGTCAATACATACAGCGATATTATACATAGTGAGCAAGATAGAGAAACCATGATTAAACAATTAAAGGACATAGGTTTGGAGGGCTTTATCAGAAATGACTTATCGTCAAAAATCAGCTTTACGGACAAGTTCAGTCTTGACATATCTTATAAGAAGTGGAAATTTACGGATATGTTTCTGTCTTTTATTGAAAGAAGAAAGGCTACCACCATACCCGATAAAAAAGTAAAGGTATCTAAAGACAAGATGATGCTTGTTTCAAGGCTTATCTATACAGTGGGCTATGATGGCAAAAGATATAATGAAGAATACGATTCGGAGGGTAACAAGAACAGAATGTTATCCAATCTCCTTAGAAGATACAAGAACGAGAAATTTCCGTCTGTCATAGCTAATAACTACAACGTAGTTTCATAAACGACATACATAAAAACATAGCAGAAATGCGTACTGAAAGGGTTGTTCTTTTCGGTACGCATTTTTTTTGCGTACTGGAATGGGCACGTTTTCTACACACATGGGCATTAGGCAAAATGCTTTGTTACCCCTTATTTCTGCCCTAATTTTGCAATGTCAAAAGGGAACAAATAAGTAAGTGCGCATAGCTTTAGTAGTTCTTTAATGACTTAATAATTAATATGTAAAATATCTAAAATTAGGAATTATGAAAAATTTAAAATTTGCAGAAGCATTAAATAGTGAAGTAGAAAATATAGTAGAAAACACTAAAGTAAGTGCAGCATTCGTGCAGGAACTGAAAGAAGCATTCCTCATGTTTCCCGTCAGAACGGATATGCGTTTCAAACAATCCTCAAAAGGAGAACTGATTATATCGGTCACAGTCGTTTATGCTACTGGCATGACACAACATTTTGAGGGTGCAGGAGATGCAGACCTTATTTCGGCAATACATTTCGGCATGGCTAAAATGATAAACGGCTTGCACGACTACAAAGCAGAGGAACATGAGGTCGAAATTGCCCAAGAGGGTGAAAACTTGGTAATGGAACTGTTCAAGCAGTACATGAACTCCACTATGAGGGGCTATATTGAAGCGGACTGGTACAACAACAGCGGCGAGCGTTACCGTTGCGTGAGATTTTCTTCCACATTCAACGGGAATGTAAAGTTCTGCATGAAAGCAACGGATGAAGTGAACAGCCTTATCTGTGAAGCCTGCAAACCCGAATGGATGAAGAAATCAGAAGCGGAAGCCAAACAACAAGTTCCCAAACAGAATGAAGTAGCCTAAACAATCAGCTTGGAAGGAAGTCGAGGGAACAATCTCTCTCGGCTTTCTTTTTAATCGGAACAGAGAAAATGAAACAGATACAGTTTGCCCAAACATATAATAATGAAGCTGCACACAGACAAGTGAAGCTACTAATGAAACAACACAAGCAGCTTTATATCCAAGTGAACGGTGAAGCATGGATTAGCAGTCAAGGAGTAACGAGTATAAGATACCAACTCAACGCACAAGGCTGGCAGTGGATTCTTAATTATCTGCAAACGGGAGATTATGAGGATTTTGGAGTATTCCCGTCCAGACTATCCAAGCTATGCAGCGAGTTCCAAGAGGATGTGGTAAAAGAACTAATAGAACAGAAATACAATATTGCAAGAATCCCTTTTTTACGGGAAACCGAAGCCTATATAAGACTTAGAGGGCTGTTCCGTTTCGGAAAACTCTTTTTCAGCATAAGGAGAAGCGATGAATTTATAGATTATCTAAACAGCAAAGGATTATGATTACTCTACATAAAGGTCAATACCTGTCTGACGTAATGAGTGAGATTCCGTCAAACTGCATACTTTCCAAAAGAATACCCGGCTGTGGTGCTACCACTTTGGAGCTTGAAACCCAAAGAAATTCCATTATCGTAGTTCCCAATGTACCCGTCATCAAAAGCAAGTGCGGAAAATACAGCAATCTGTTAGGCGTTTATGAAGATGTCACAACAGATAAGATTCGCAATTATCTGACTAATAACAGACTACATAAGATAATGACTACTCCCGAAAGTTTTGGAAAAGTGAAAAACGCTTGCAGTGGTATTGACATTTATAATCATTTCTTCCTGCTGATGGATGAATGCCACCAATTAATCAAGGATGTGGATTACAGAACGGACATAGTGCTGCCCATGAATGACTTTTTTCGTTTCAAAAGCAAGGCTCTTGTTTCCGCCACTCCTATCGGATTCAGTGACCCAAGATTTAAAGAGTTTGAAACAGTGGAAGTAAGTGCCGATTATGATTACAGACAAGAAATTGCGGTTACACATACTTATAATATATACAAGGCAATAAGTGAATATTTAGGCAATCACACAGAGGAAACAGTCTGCTTTTTCGTCAATTCCGTGGTAATGATTTACTCCATAATGAAACAGTTCGGCATATTGGAGGATTCTACCGTTTACTGTGCGCCAAAAAGCCGTTTGAAACTGAAAAATGAATACTCCTTTGATAATGCTTATAATGATTGGAACGCAGATACCATGAAGAAATATAACTTCTTCACTGGCAGATTCTTTACGGCATTCGACTTGGATTTGCCTTATCAGCCCGATTTGGTAATGGTTACAGACCCTTATAATTCCGAATATACCATACTTGACATAGATACGGACTGCATACAGATTTGCGGAAGATTCCGTAACGGTATAAAATCGGCAACACATATCTATCGGGTGAATCCCGAAATCATAACCAAAGACAGGGAACAGATAGAATGGGAAATTTCGGCACATGAATTTGCCTATAACACGATACAAACCTTATACAAAAGTGCGGATAACAGAGAAAGCAGATTCGCTTTCGGTGCAGTTCTTGAAACCATGCCGTTCCGTAAATTCCTATATTCGGACTTTACAAAGAACTGGTTTGCCATAGACAATGAGATTAATTCCGTATTGGTGAACAACAGATACCAATCAAGACAAGAAATAAAGAACTGGTACAATGACTGCCATTTCTTCAATCCCACATTTGAGAATTGCGAATATAACGAGAATGACGAGAAATTAAAGATTGCCAAGACTACACGCTCGGTAAAGGACAAACACAGAAAAATGGTACAACTTCTTAGTGAAATGGAAACTCCCTACTCGGAATACGCCTTAGATTTCATTAATGATATGCGGAAGATTGACCCGTTCATTGTGGAAGCGTTTGAGACTTTGGGCAAAGAGAGGATAGAAGAACTTAACTATTCCAAAAAGAAAATCAAAGAAGAAATGATTCTGACACAACGTAAGGGGAATAAAGTTATCAGACTGGTTAAGAATATATTCAAGGTTGGTAACAGATATTCCAATGAGAAAATAGTTAATGAATTAACGAGAATATATGAGAGATTGAACATACACCCCGAAGAAAATATAGAACCGAAACTTATCGGTCTCTATTATCAAGCAAATCCATTTAAATCGGGTAATATAAGAGGCTATCAATTAAATTCGGAATTAGTTTAGCTAAATGGGACAAAATCTCATTTTCTTGCCTTTCTATACCCGATACAGAAATTAAGTAAAATGTCCCTATCAACCTTAATAACTAATGAAACAGAGTAATTTTCGTACTAACTAATAATATACAGTCGCAGGAAATTCTTGCGGCTTTTATTTTTGGCGCAGAACCACAGCCCCACATTTTCCCCGATTCCGATTTTCCGAATATTTCCACGTTAGGAAGAGTTATATAGCCTATACTTTATAATATACCACATACAGCTAATACCATTAAAAAGACTACCTAACTAAAGAATCACCTATATTCAGTTTTGCTAAAAGTCAAGAGAGCAAATATTATAAGGTACTTTATACAGAAAGCCCCCCTCCCCATTCAATCAGTAACCTTAAATATATAAGAGTGTCTGCCTTTACAGTGTACTACCCCCTTAGTCCCCCTCTGTATATTGATATAAAAAAGAATTATTAATCATTTAAACTTTTATCAATATGAGAAATTTAGTTATCATGCCAACAGAGAACAAAGAGAGAATGAATTTAGGTGAGTTTGCAGAAGAAGCAACCATTATTGAAGAAACTGCAACACCTAAAAGGGTAAATCATTTCATTGAGGCAAACACCCAAGAAGCTACCTTGCAACATTTGAAAAATGACTGCATTACTCCCGTTTTTGCAAAAGACAATGAGCTTACAGTAAACCATGCTGCATTTATTGAAACAGTTTGGGAAGCTGCAAACTCCTACTACAATGGTGAGACTATTGGAACACCCAATGTTCGTGTTAGTCATGTGATTAAGGGTCGCATTCCCGAAGCTATCCACAAACCTGCCAATCAGTTGTTGGAATCAGACAAAACCATCTACTATGAGAGGGCAGCTTTCAGTATTGACATTCCTACAATCTATGAAACGGTTGAGGGTAACAAGTTGAACCTTTCAATAGTAGGGGTTAGAGCCTATAACCAAATGAATCTGTATTCAAAGAAAGTTCCAGAGTTGTTTAGGTTGGCTATTGGCTTTAAGAACCAAGTATGTTGCAATATGTGCATCTTTACAGACGGTTACAAGGATGATTTAAGAGTGAGCAATACAAGTGAACTTTACCGTTCTGCCTTGGAACTGTTCAACAACTACAATCCTGCCAAACATCTGCATTTGATGCAAAAGTTGGGCAATACTTCAATGAGTGAGCATCAATTCTGCCAAATATTGGGTAAAATGAGACTTTATCAGTGTTTGCCCAATGGCTACCAAAAGAGACTGCCAAGAATGTTGCTTACTGATACACAAATAAACAGTGTTGCAAAAGCCTACATTAATGATGAGAACTTTGGCAGCTTTGGAAATGACTTGAATATGTGGAAATTTTATAATTTGCTCACTGGAGCAAATAAAAGTTCATATATTGATTCATTCTTAGACCGCTCTTTAAATGCTACTGAAATGGCAGTTGGAATTAATGCAGCCTTGCATGGGGATGAGCATTACAAATGGTTTATTGACTAATTAATGAGAGGACATCTATTTATTAGGTGTCCTTTCTTATCTATTTTACAAACCTTTTAAATAATGAGATATGGAATTACAAGAAAGCCGTGAATATAAGGCTGCAAAAGAATTGGAAAGAGCTTTGAATGATATGAGTTGGAATCCTCAAAAATTTGCTGAAAGTACAAGATATTATCACCGTACATTACAGCAGGAATTAATGAAAACCATTGTGGCAATCATTAAAATGGTTGGTGATAAGGGGTACAGAACAGACCTTAGAAATCAAGCCTCACATGAACTTTGCAGAAAGATTATTGACAGTGGGGTATTGGATGATTGTTACTTGCCTTTTATATAATGTAATGAGAGGACATCTATTTATTTAGGTGTCCTTTCTTTTTTATTCACTTAAAAATACTACAAAATGGAAGATAATGGAAAATTGATTTTATGGGGTACATTGGTAGTTCTACTACTGATAATGATTGGTATTATCAATCCTTTTTTGCTGATACTGATTTTATCCATCTTTATTTATGCGCAATCTTAGTTACACTTTTTTATTGGAATGGGACAAAGTTTGAAATTTCTGTTGTTATCATACCTTTTTCAGAAATAGAGAATTTTGTCCCGTTCTCTAATATACAGTAACTTTCAAAAACTGCAATGTAAGAGAAACTACAAATAATGGTTATATCTAAATCTGATAGGGCATAGTTCCAAGCCAAACAGATTGCGATAACGTAATTAGCCCTACATTAATGCAAGCGTAAGAAAATTATCTTTTTAAAAAGCCATGATATGGCTTGTAGTTTATGGTATGTGCAATTTTGGGGAACTACTTATATGCCATACTAATCTACTGATTATTTAGCTATTCCATAAAATAATTTCTGAATTATGCAAACATATGCAAAGTATTGAAATACAGTTTATTTTGATAATTCAAATTAAACACATAGCTTTGCAGTGTCCGTTTACAAAATCCCATTTATTTAATCATTTAAAATTTATCAGCTATGAGTAATCTTAAAACTTACTTCAAGAAAAGTGTGTCCGTATGTAAGAAAAGCTCTGCCTATATAAGAGCTATACTCGTTCTTGCAAAGGCACTATATCATGCAATGGTGGGCAATGGAAATTATGAGGTATCATTTACCAAGATAGGGCGCAAATGGTACTGTAATGTTCCGGGCTTTCCCAAAGAACTGTTTGAACATACGCTCATGGTTGGTGGTGCATCCAACTATCTTGAATATTACTCTCGTGGAGAAAATGAGATTGTGGCTACTATCAGAATTGCTAAAGAATGGGAAGATAAGTTTTATTGCGGAGTTAGATTATATAAGGTAAGTTCCACTTTAACGGGTGGTGCTTTCTATAAAGACCCAAGCGGAAATTTTGGTGAAGAACTTTGGCTTTGTCCCGTTACTCTATTCTTATTGGGCAAATACCCGAAACTAATCTTTATCTATAAGATTAACAAAAACTACCTGCATTGTCCCATCTGTATTGAGTGATTGGGCAAATTTATCCTCACAGATACCGCTATAATTGCAAATGAATCACTAATTTTGTGGTCTAATTAACTAAAAACACAATAGATATGGAAGGTATGTTCTCTTTAGGCAATGTTGGATTATGGAGAATGGCAAGCAATGGCTATATGTCTCTAACTGGAGAAGTGGGTGAATTATTCATTACCAAAATTTTAGGAACTATCATTCTTAAATTGAAATATAAAGATATTGTTTACGCAGTTTCAAAAAACGCAAATGAAAGATATTTTAGAGTACCAACCTCGGAAGGTGGATATTTCTTCTACTTTGACAGCTTTAATGAATTAAAAGAGGCTATTGAAAAAGGCAAATAGCAGACTGATTATTAAATAGTTCGCAGTATTTGCGGACTTTTTTTATATCCATTATGAAGATTAGATACTTCTTTCATTCATTACTTAGTTAGGCAACAAACCCATATACCTTATAATCTCTAATAGAACTACATCTTTCAATCCGCAGAAACTACGGGTACTTTTTTCGGGAAGAAATCTTCTTATAGTCCCCATTCAAAAAAAGTACCTGCTTATGCTATTACAAAGAAAAGAAGCTGAATACTTCTCTAATTACTTACTAAAGATATGCTTTAGAACATTTAGAACTGCATTTATCAGCGTTTTATCTTTAGCTATTCAAAACTTTTCGCTAACTTTGCAACAATTCCAGTAGTCTTAATGCGTTAAGACACTGAAAGGACATATTTAACGAAAAGGTGTTATTGAAATTATCTTTATTGGTAAATTCTCGCAAAATTTTCCTGTAGCAAAGATAATGGACGGTAGCACCACATCTTTGGTATGTATAGCCATTATTGGCTTTCTACATATCCTTTGGTGTGGGCTATTGTCTTTATCCGCTACGAGGCAATGCGAGAAGCCCACCAATGGATAAGGATGATAAGTTCCCACACCTTATTTTTTTATTCGCTTCTTCGGGGAATTGGGAAGTACAATATTAGTGAGCAATGAAGAAGATTATTTCAATTTTAGCTTTTACAGTATTGCCAACAGTTGCTTATTCACAACTTCCATTAGTTGAATACAAACCCGTAATAGTTGGCAAAAGTAATAACAACAGTAGCAACGAACATAACCAAGGTAATAGTAATGAGTATTTCCCGAATGTGCCTTCATATTCTACTCCTAATCGTTCCACCACACAAAACTATCAGACAATAGGAGCATATTTTTTTGATACAAGTTCACAGAATTTTAAAAGAACGAAAATTAAAATCAATTTCGGGGAATCCTATTCGGGAGAAACTGAAATCTATGTTAGGGCAGTATTAGACCGTTCTTTATATAGAGAAAGTTGGAGAGACTGTAACAACAGAGCCGTTAGGGTCAATGCTTTGTTAGACAAGGAAATTATAGTGAATAATTTTGAATGGAAAGTAGAGCATACGGCTTTGGGTACTATTTACTTTAATTACTAATTGTTGAGATTATGAGAACTTTTATTCTGATTTTGTTTTCTCTATGCTTTGTCACCATATATGGGACAAATACAGAAAGTAATGATGTTGCATTATCCATAAACCAAAATTTTCAAGGCAGTTTTTCCTATAAATATGGTGAACGGAGAATAGACAAAGAACTGTATATACATAATTTAGGGAATAATGTTCAATCTTATATCGCAAGTAAAAATTGGAATGAATATAAATGTGAGGAATTTAGAAATGCGTATGGGAAATATATGGATGCACTGAAAAAAGACAGACTATCCGCAGATGATTTTGGAACAATATATGATTCTAAAGGAGAGTTAGGAAATGCTGACAATGATGATTATTGGTATGACAACAAAGGAAATAGGATAAGTGGTGCGGAGTACAGAGCTTTAAGTGTACGCAAACAAAAGAAGTATCGGGCTTTTTATGCCAATAAAGAAGTTGCCACATATTTCAATGAGATTGCTAAGGCTATAGTAAACAGAAGATATTCAGATTAACAATCGAACTATACGGTTATGAAAAAATATTTATTAGGACTTCTACTGTTTTTCGTTTCATGTGGAATAGGTAAAACCTATCTATATGAATTAGACTTTACGGAAGATAAAGACAGAAAATCGGGAAATATATTCAATGTGTTCGTACATGACAAAAAAGGTAACGCTTTCGATGGAACAGCATGGTCAAGCGATGGAAAAACTCTATCCATAGAAGTAAACAATGGCATTCTTGTTTGCTTAAAGATGTATTATGAAAATGGGGAAATGGCTACATATAGCACATTACAACAACGTACCTATTATGATAAAGATGGGAATGTGATAAGCGAAACAGATTTTAGAGCAGGAATAGATTCTGAAACTTTGTCACGCATGAGGATGGCTTCAATGGAGTTAGAGAAAAGATAGCTTAGATAACAGCCCAATATGATTCAAACCTCAATAATATATAATTAAAGTAGCTAAGTATGAAGCAGTTAAATAAATGCGTGTTGTTTTTTATCGTGCTATTCCTCAATACTACTTATCTATTTGCAGACATTGGTAATCGTGGTAGATGGGATAACGGTGGAACTTCTAATTTTGGAATGTCCTTATGGGTACTTTTGGGTATTATCGCAGGAGGATTCTTTGCATGTATTTTTATTAAAAACGGCTTGGAGAATGGATTCAAAGACAAGGAACTGAATAAAACTGGATGTATGTCAATAATTGCTACTATTGTTGGATTATTGGTTTTAGTATCTATGTGTTCACATTAAATAGAAGTATGTATGAAATTCAAATTCTTAGCATTCATATTAATCGCATTCAGTATCAATCTATATGCTGATGAATACAAGTTTGATTATGCAGTTATTGACAATGAGAAAGTGACGACTGTAAGTGCTTCAAATATTACAGCCCATCTTATTAGTGAATCTAAAGCTACTGTAACTTATAAAAATGAGACCGTTACTCTAATATCTAAAGATGGTTACGAATACAAAGGCTTTGGTGAAAGTGGAGTGGTAATCGTTTCTAATAGAGTGAATGGTGTATTAAGTAGAATTACCATAGGAGGAACTTTTAGAGGACAAACCGTTATACTTGTTTATAAGCGGATTAATAGCAAATAACATCTTGATAATTATGGATATTCTCAAATATATTGTATGTCTGATTATTGCAGCTATCATTTATTTTATAGTCGGGCTTATTGCTTGGAATATTGTATGTTCATGGGTTGATATGTCATCTTGTACATTAGTGGAAATTAGTAATTATAGAATATACACATACTCTGGAATAGCTTGTATTTCCGCGATTATAGCTGAAATAAGAGTAGGAATAAAAAATGGGCGTGATATGGACGGGGCATGTACAATTCTATTTGTCACTGGATTTCTTGCACTTATGGCTAATCATTGGGAAAGCATGTGGGATAGTGTCGCTGTTATCCTAACTATTTTATACAATATTATAAATATTGTAATAATGGCATATTGCTTTTATAAGAGTAATGAATGATATTTCCATTTACATAAACTACCATGAAAAATACTGTTATCCTTTTAATTAGCATAGCTACATTTATAGCCTGCACCAAACAAAAAGCGGAACAAGTTTCTACCATAGACAGCACTTTACAAGTAAGTGTTGATTCTATCCTGCAAAACAAGCTATCCGAACTTAATGCTACGGTAGGGCAAGTTATTATAATGGAAGTACGGACGGGAGAAATTAAAGTTTCTGTTGGTTCTGATTCTATTCTGCAAGAATCGGGATTAGTGCGTATCGCTTCACTTTTGGCAGTATTGGAAACAAAGGCAGTCAAACTATCCGATTCGATAGATGTTGCAGATGGTGTCTTAGCTATTGGTAAAGATACATTGTGCGACCATAATTGGCATAGGGGTGGATATGGAAAAATCACAGTGGAACAAGGCTTTGGAGTAGCATCCAATATCGCCAATTACAAAATAGTAAAAAAAGTATTTGAGAATGAACAAGCCTTTTCGGAAGCACTTGCAAAGTATGGTTATCAAGTGAAAGACACAAGTCTTGTTTATAATCCTTTGGGATATGGCATTCTCACCACTCCATTACAGAACTTGACTTTCTTTAATTACATAGCTAAAAGTAAGACTGCCATAAAAGAAGCATTGGAATACTCTGTTTCTAATGGATTAGCTAAACCTGCCCAATCAGATAAAGTTAAAGTAGCTGGAGCAACGGGAACAATTCAACTTCCGAACGGTGAATATGCGGTAGAATTTTGCGGTTACTTCCCTGCCGATAATCCGAAATACAGTGTTATCGTTACCATTAATAAGACAGAATTACCTGCAAGCGGTGGACTGATGGCAGGTGATGTTTTTAGGCAGATTGTTGATATTATGAATGAAAGATAATGAGAAGATTGCTATTTATCATTATTGGGCTACTTAGTTTAGCGGCTTGCAAAACAGACAAGACATCTGTTCCGCAAGAATTTGAGTGCTTTAATCAGCCACATATATACATAAAATACAAACAGCCTATAAACGGATATACAGTAAAGGTTATGTGGTTGCAATATGGTGAGGTAGGTAATGCTCTATTCTGTTTAGAGAAACAAGGAGTACAATACTACTACTTTGCGGAGAAATGGACTGATAAGATTCTGTATGATAAGGGTAACACATATCCGCACAACACAGTTATAGAGTTGGATTATACGGCTAAATTAAAGAGCGAAGAATACCTTTCGGATGATTCTCCTTTCTTCTTTTCTGATGTTGATTTTGACGGAGAAGAGGAGTTCATTATCAACCGCTATAAAAGTGGTTCAAGGGATTCCAATGCTTATGATGTGTACGACGTCAGCCCATACGGTTACTTTATACAGAAAACAGAAGTACCATTTACAGAGTTGGAAAACGGACAATGTAAGTTTGATTCAGAGAACAAGACTATTACTGTTTTTGGCTCTAATGGATGGAACAACGCTATTAGGCATATCTACCAACTAAAAGACAGAAAATTTGAATTAGTACAATCAGAATAACTATTTCAAAATCAAACGAAATGAAAACATTTAGATTTATTGGAATGGCTTTATTAGCCATAGTAATGTGTGTGAACTTTGCTTCTTGCAGTAGTGATAATGATGAAGAAAGTAACGGTGGTAAATCAACACAAGAACTGTTACAAGGCGTATGGTATGATGCCTATACAGACGATTGTCCCTACTTTATTGTCGAGAAAGGCTATTGCTACTTTGCCAACCAACCCTCAACAGTTTACTATGTTGAGAAGTACAAATACACTTTTGATTCTAAAAACAATACGCTGATGTGCTATGGATATGATGAAGAAAGTGATACCTACGATAATGAGCCGTGGTATATAAGAGTTAAATCTGTATCAGATACCAAACTTACAATAAATCTCTGGAATAACCTCGAAAAACGGGAGAAATGACGCTAAACGACTTAATATCAGAGTTGTTACGGTGCCAAATGATGACAAGCCGAAAAATCGGAAAACGCAAAGAAAAGCGGATTTAAGAAGAAGAATGGTTTGCAAATCATTACCCGTGAAAGAGTAAGATTTAACATATGAGAGATGCTATTGCACCGTTTGTCACCGATTTGCGTATCAAGGTCTAACTCGTTGATATTTAACTTTGCAAACAAAAAACGAGTATGGCAAGAAGTACATTCAAAGTGCTGTTCTACGTGAACGGCAGCAAGGAGAAAGACGGTATTGTCCCCATCATGGGACGAGTGACAATCAACGGTACTGTGGCGCAGTTCAGTTGCAAGCAGACCATCCCGAAAACCCTTTGGGATGCGAAAGGCAACCGAGCCAAAGGCAAGAGCGCCGAAGCACGGAACATCAATCTGGCATTGGACAACATCAAGGCGCAAATCATCAAGCACTATCAGCGCATATCCGACCGAGAGGCATACGTAACGGCTGAAATGGTGCGCAATGCCTACCAAGGGGTAGGAAGCGAGTATGAGACACTGATAAAGGCTTTTGACAAGGATTGCGCCAACTTCCTGAAACGTGTCGGCAAAGACCGCAGCATCGGCACATACAAGGTCATGGTAAGGGCAAGGAACTATGTCGCAGCCTTTATCAAGTCATTCTACAGACGGACGGATATGTCCATGCTGGAACTTACACCCGACTTTATCAAGGAGTTTGCGGCTTATCTTACGGCTGAACGGGGACTGAAAAACGCCACCATCTGGCTGAACTGCATGTGGCTGAAAGGAGTGGTGATGCGTGCGCACTATAACGGACTGATACCGAGAAATCCGTTTGCGCAGTTCCATATCAGCCCGAATGTTAAGGAACGGGAGTATCTGACAGAGGACGAAATCAAAAGAATCATGGCGCACGAGTTTAACAACCCCACCCTCGCATTGGTGCGAGACCTATTCATTTTCGCCTGCTTCACCGCCTTGTCTTTCGTGGATATGAAAGAACTCACAACGGACGAAATAGTGGAGGTAAACGGTGAGAAATGGATATTGTCGAAACGGCACAAGACAAATGTCCCGTTCCAAGTGAAGCTGCTTGATATTCCCTTGCAGATAATCGAACGGTACAAGTATCTGTCGGAAGACAAGCTGGTTTTCGGGAAAATCAACTATTGGACGATGTGCAAACAACTGAAAAAGGTAATGGCGGAATGCGGAATAGAGAAGCAAATCTCCTACCATTGTGCACGTCATACGTTTGGAACACTGGCTCTTAGCAAGGGGATGCCCATTGAAAGCGTGAGCCGTGTTCTGGGACACACGAACATTGTCACGACTCAAATCTATGCGAAGATAACCACACAGAAACTTGACAATGACCTGACGATGTTCGGCAACAAGCTGAACGCATCGTTCGGAAGTGTAACCCCATAACCAAGCATAGCCATGAAACGAAGCATCATAACAACAGACGGTAACGGCAACATCATCATGCCGACCGATATTAGCGCAACCGCCATGAGCGAATGGGAACTTTGCGACCTGTTCGGAGTAACCGCCCCGACATTCCGTGCAGGGCTGAAGGCTCTTTGCAAGAGCGGAGTTTTAAGGGAATACGGGATAAGGCGAAGCATACGGGTATCCGATAATTGCAGTATGGAGGTTTACAACCTTGAAGCGATAGTTGCCCTCGCTTTCCATATCGGCACATTCGGAGCGGAACGGGTACGCAATGCCGTTCTTGAAAGACTGTACCTGCGAAAAGAGAAAACAAGCATCTTCTTCTCGCTGAATACCAACGGTATATCCAAATCCGAATACTTCTCGTAGCTGAATGCCTGACATAATTCACTCGGTAAGTCAGTAATTCATTAAGTCAGTACGACAGAACGACAGACGCTCTGATTTTTTCTCCCGAAAAGCGTAATCCGACATTCGCTTTTCGGGAGTTTTTCCGTTTGCACAACCCGTTTCCTGTCCCAAACCATTGAAAGTTTTTGTTTCGGGGGCTATTTGTCACCATTCTGCCGTGTTTTGCATAACAACCTATCCGATAATTGATTATATTTTTGCGGCTGGTAATTTTCAAACTTAAAACCATTTGATTATGTCAGCTATCGAACAACAGGACAGCCACAGACCGCCATCGGATGGCGGCATGGCAAAGGAAGAATTTATCCGTGTCGGGACAACGCTCTACAAGATTGTGGAGCAACCGAGACTGAACGGAGGGTATGTGAAGAAACGCATCGCATGGAACAACGAGACCCTGCGACAGGATTACGGCAAGGATTACATCGGCAGTGTTCCCAAGTATGACGGCTTCTGCACCGTACCCGAACACATCGGCTACCGTTCCGTGGTCGGCAAGTTCCTTAACCTTTACGAACCGATAGACCACCGACCGCAGGAGGGCGATTTATCGCATATCCAATCTTTGGTACGGCACATCTTCGGGGAACAATACGAGTTGGGGATGGACTATCTGCAACTGCTCTACCTGCAACCGATTCAGAAGTTGCCTATCCTGCTGTTGGTATCGGAAGAACGCAACACAGGCAAAAGCACATTCCTGAACTTTCTGAAACTCCTCTTTCAGAACAATGTAACTTTTAACACCAACGAGGACTTCCGAAGCCAGTTCAATTCCGATTGGGCCGGCAAACTGCTCATCGTGGTGGATGAGGTGTTGCTCAACCGCAGGGAGGACAGCGAACGGTTGAAGAACCTCAGCACCACACTTTCCTATAAGGTGGAAGCCAAAGGCAAAGACCGTGACGAGATTGCGTTCTTCGCCAAATTCGTGCTGTGCTCCAACAACGAGCATCTGCCCGTAATCATAGACGCAGGGGAAACACGCTATTGGGTACGCAAGATAGACCGCTTGCAGTCCGATGATACCGACTTCCTGCAAAAGCTGAAAGCGGAGATACCCGCCTTTCTCCATTTCCTGCAACACAGAAAACTGTCCACCGAAAAGGAAAGCCGGATGTGGTTCAACCCCACATTGCTGCATACAGAAGCCTTGCAGAAGATTATCCGTAGCAACCGCAATCGGCTGGAGATAGAGATGTCGGAACTGCTGCTTGACATTATGGTTGCAATGGATGTGGATAGCGTTTCATTCTGCCTTAACGACCTTGTCGTACTGCTGGTGCACTCGCAGGTAAAGGCGGAAAAGCACCAAGTGCGTAAGGTGGTGCAGGAGTGCTGGAAACTGACACCTGCACCAAACGGGCTTACCTACACCACCTATCAGGGCAATTACAACAGAAGTTGTCACTATGAGCCGATAAAGAGAGTGGGACGCTTCTACACCGTCACAAGGGAGCAACTCGAATCCTTGTAATATTATCATTTTTCTGTTGAATTGTTGAATATGGGTATAAATACACTGACAATAAACGATATACATTCTCAACAAAATCTCAACAAGCCAAAAGAGAAGTTGAGAGACCACCGACACCCGTTTGTTAATTTCTCTTTTGGTGAGCGGTTTGTTGAGAAGATGTTGAGAGGTTACGAGGCTGTATATAAACATATTACATTGACAATTCATCAAATCAACAAATTTTCATCAACTTCAAAACCGTATGTAATATGACAATCCAAGATGTAAAGCAAATCAAGCTGGCAGACTATCTGCAA